AGCACCAGTCATAGTGCCGCCTGATAGGTTTAGGAAGTTAGTTGTTACATAGTTCTGAGTTGCAGCATCCTGGGCAGCCGTAGGATCACCCAATCCGGTAATCTTATTCGTACCCATCGCTATTGCGCCAGTCATTGTACCACCGGCTAATGGTAGCTTAGTCGCAATGCTGTTAGTAATAGTTGTGGAGAAATTAGGATCGTCGCCTAGTGCCGCTGCCAGTTCGTTTAAGGTATCTAATGTACCAGGAGCACTATCTACCAGGTTAGCAACTTGCGTATCGACATAGCCCTTACTGGCGGCATCTCCTGAGGCAACGGGTGTAGACAAGTTAGTAATCGTAGCCGTGGTGTTTGCATCCATATTCAACGTACCATTGATGGTCACATTGTTGAATGTAGAAGATCCGCTTGATGCAGTTACGTTACCGGTTAGGTTACCTTGAACATCACCCGTAACATTACCTTGTAGATCACCTTGAACATCACCAGTTAGATCGCCTGTGATGCCACCTGAAGCTGATAATGTAGTAAAGGCGCCGGAGGATGTTGCGGTTGAACCAATAGCCGTACCATCAATATTACCACCATCGATGTTAACACTGTTCAGCGTAGCCAAGCCAGTAGACTGAAGCGTAGTGAATTTGCCGGTGGTGTGGCTCGTTACACCAATAGTTGTACCGTCAATGGCACCTGCATTGATATCAACAGTAGACAGCGTTGATGTGCCGGTAGCCGTCAGGTTAGTAACTGTGGCTGGAGCTGATGAGGTTCCGCCAATTGTTACGCCATCCAACGTACCACCATTAATATCGGCTGTGGCAGCTGTTAAACTTGTGCTTGCGGTAAGATTAACAAACGTACCATCTGCAGCAATAGAATTACCAATAGTCGTACTATCAATAGCACCCGATGCAACATCAATAGAAGTGATCGCAGATGTGCCTGTAGCCGTTAGATTAGCAACTGTAGTATCACCGGTTACGCCAAGCGTACCTGTCAGTGTAGTATTGCCTGTTACGGATAGGTTACCATCAATGCCAGCATTCTCATCGACATCAAGAGTATCAATGTGCGCAATGCCATCAATAAATAGATCGGTCCATTCCTGTGTAGGTGAACCAAGATCATAAGCACCGTTAGGAACAACATCAGATGCTACACGGCCAGTAAACGTGATGTTGTCTAAAGTAGTATTACCTAGAGTAATATTGCCATCTAATGTGGTTGCACCGGTAACATTCAGAGAGGCTAGCGTAGATAGGCCAGTAACATTCAATGTACCGCCGGCTGAGATATTTGTAGCAGCTGATACGCTACCGCTTAGGTAGATGTCCTGGAAGCGTACAGTAGGCGTACCAAGATCAATCTCATCATGACCAATAGGCTTTATAACGTTATTGGTTTCTACCTGTACAAGCTCACGCCATACAGCGGATCCGGAAGTGTTACCTACACAGATAAAGATACGGCCTGTAGATGTATTCTCCCACATAGAACCTGGCGCATAGCCAGCTACTGAGTCATCTGTGACCGTTGGGTTTGTTGTAGCAGCAAAGTTATTCTTACCACCAATACCACCATGAATGGCTGGCAGATAACCTGTTACAGATGTTGTGAGATCAATCTTAGGGGAATTGCCTGATGAACCATCATGTGAGTGACCTGTCGCACTATCAAATGCAGAAGCAAGTTGATCGAACTCAGCATTAAGTGGTGGAGCCGTAATGTCGGCACCGTTAATAATATCCGCAATAGATTGGCGTGTATAACCTGCCATTGTTTATCGTCTCCCTGCCGTAGAGTATTCAAATACGATGCCCTGGATTGAATACGGATCGAATTGCCCGAAGGTCACGTAAGTGGCTCTTACGGAAAAACCTGAGCCTTGAATGTCTGAAGTCATGATTGGTTTTGAGTTACCACCGTAAAGAACGTTAGGTGCGTTATAGGTGATATTCCGTCCCGCATAGACGGTTGGACCACCCTGAGATTGTTGGCTATAAGTAGATGGCCTTGCGGTGTTGTAGTCGCCCCAGTCGAATGCCAAACCTAAGTTAAGCTGGAATGGGCCTTCTGCTCTTACAAAGGTATTAACCTTGCGCATAACCTTACGTACATCTGTATCACCAAAGTCGAGATAGGGCGTAGCGTAGATGGCAACGATATCAGCACCGTTAAATGATATGCCCTGCTCTTGCCTATAGACTTTACCATCGTAGTCGCCATGTAAGACAATCTCCTGAGCATCTACGTATTCAGATGTACAGCATGAGGCTCGGATACCAATTAGCTCTCCAAACTCCCATGAGATAGAACCTGTAGCATTTGATAGACCACCAATGATGCCTAGACTATCACCCACACCAACAGAGTCATCACCTACAAAATAACGGAGCTGAGACTTAGAACGAATAACAACACCGTTCAGTGTACTCATATCGCTGTTTCTAATCAGATCAACAAGCGTAGCCTGGATAGGTTTAGATACAGTCTCTAGTTCAACGTCACCGATCCTAGATGTACCAGCAACCGGGCGGAAGCCATCTGGTGCTAGGAACATAAGATCTCCACCGATCTCTAGGACACTATCGCGTGCCACACAGCCAACGTTTGCCGTAACCTGATCGATTAGGAAGCCGCTGGTAACATCTGCAATGATCTTACGGATACCATTCTCACCAAAGACAAATAAGTTATCTCGGAATGGTTTAATCTGTACGACATCAAATCCTGCAAAGATCTGCCCAGCGCCGTTAGCATTCGTAAAATCGTAGCAGCCATCTGGGTTTGCTGTTGTCGTAGGTGCAGAGTGTGCAATCGTAGCTTCTTTAGATACATCACCAGCTAGAAATAAGTGGTTCTCAAATACGTCTACAAGCGCTGGGGCATCTATACATTGATCACCGCCACCTGTTTCTGTGGTATGACCAGCACCGTTAGGGCTTGTTCCCGTGCCGCTGCTTGTTAGCTGTTCCCAGTGTGTACCATCAAATATGATTGCTGGATTAACACCGTCTACAAAACAGATCTTGTTACCGCCGCCGAAGTTAAACTGTGCATGGCGTAGCTTTGTTACCGTTAATCCGTTAGCAGTCATAGGACGCGTTACGGAGTGGTCTAAGGTAAATGGGCGCCAGCCGATTAGTGGTGTATGGTAATAGAAGCTGTAAGTGTTAGCTCCGACATCTTTACGAGCTGCTATGATCAAGGTTGTCTCGGATACATCATCCTTGAAGATAGCAATACCTAGAACCTTACCTTCTGCAGATCCTGGATTATTAACGTCATCTACTTCACCGTAGTCTGCATCATACGGCCCGAAGCCTTCAATACGACGATACCCACCAAATAAGGAAGGTTCATAGTTCACCAGACGAGTAGCTGCACCGGGGCTATTCTCTGATAGATCTAGATGGTTCTCGTTTGAGTTAAGACCGCCAGCGCAGACAACCTTATAGCTTTCTATGCGATCTGCCATTAGAACCTCACACGGGTATCTCGAACATACTCATGGTTGTTGATGTACAATGTCTGAAGGTCTTTTATGCCTCTCTCAAAAACAGCAAAGGCGGCCTGAGCCGCTTCAATGTTATCTTTGAACATGTAGAGATTATACAGAGCACCATCGACAATCACCGTGTCGAAGGATGTAGGAATTCTGGTTACATCATTGTATGCAGTTAAGTCTGCATAGTTTAAGTAATAACGGAAACGGATTTGATATGCTTTGTCTGGGGAAGGCGTTACACCAAATCCATTACCATGTCCTGGGAATACATATTCAGGTGTAGCGCGTCCGGCTGATCCTGCATTATAATCATTATCGCGGTGGTTGTTGTACCATTCATCACGATCCATATATCCCATTGCTTTATATTCTACGCCTAGGGATTCATTCTTCTGTAGTTGGAAACTGTTCCAGTCTGATACCTTGAAGAAGTCCGGCCAGGTGTATTCGCTTTGGCCAACCGATAATGTCTGCGTATGTTCTGCAGCATTAAAGGGCCATTCAAATTCTGCTTGGTTGATCTTTGCAACCGCTGCTTTCACAGCATCTTTTGTCAGGGCTTGTACGCCTCGCACAGATGCAAATTCCGACTGTGAGATTTCAACCTCGTTCAGCCGGCGTAATGTTTGATTACATAAATCTATATATGTGCTGGGCATAGTTTAACCTTGAGAAAGGGGTAATGGGGCCAGCCGAAACCAGCCCCAAAATCAAAGGCTTACGCCAAGTTGTAGTTCGCTGTGAACAATGCTTCTGGGCGTAGAATCTTCCTGCCGTACAACTGCATACCGCGAACGATATCTGCAAATGTATCTGGTGAACGGAAAGATTCAGTCTTTGCAATCTGCTCTGCAGTTGCAGCCGCTGAGTCATGGCCGGCAACTAGAACACCGAAGTTTGTTTCGGAGCCACCTGATGCCGCTGTACCTGCGCCTGTACCTGCATATGGCAAGTTGTTAGACTTGTAGATACGGAAGCCACGGATTGTGCCTGGCATACGACCGTTGCGAAGTTCATCGCCTCCGCCGTAATCGCCATTGATCAGTTTCGAATCTTCATCCATTAGGATTTCTGCGAATACTGGATCAACAACCAACCAACGACCTTCTGTGTCTACGTTTGCTGTGTCCATTAGACGAGCAATACGGTTCATGATTGCTAGTGGTGAAGTGATACCACCTGCTCCACCGCCAGCGGCGATTGGAATAGATGTTACTTCAGCATCAACACCCAAGTCAGAACCACCGAAGTCAGTGATGTCTAGCTTGTTTGCTCCCAACAATTCATCGTTATCCGCTGTTGAATCAGCTTTAGTAGAGTTAGTCTCTAGAGCTGTACGACGAGAGAACGCTGAACCGTCCCAATCCCAACCAGCAATGTGGCCTAGGATCTCTTTATCAAACTCATCACGCAAACGGTAACCTGCACGATCTGTTGCCAGATCCATAAAGTTAACATGCCAATCTTCAACAAGTTTCGCTACTTACTTGCCCGTTCTCTTATGAACTGCTGCATATTTCTATGCAGAGGAGACTATATCATCACCCTAACATTCTGCGTTAGGGGCTAGGCGCTTCGGATCGCTTGATCCTACTCTCTTCCGAGATAGTCGTTGAACCTTCCTCTTTCGAGGCTTGGCTGCTGATTGTCTTCGTCTTATACGTTAAGATGTTCCAGCAATTCACCTAGTTTTTCGATCAGGATTACTCCTGAAAGCTCCCATATATTAAGAGTGTGCGCTTTCGATATCATCCATTGCAAACTGGAAGTAGTTCGCTTGGTTGATAACCATTGTGAAGTCAGCGTCTGTTAGATCTTGAGTCGCCAACGTTGTACCACGAGCATATGAGTTGATCGTGATCTCAGGTTCTTTGATGATCTTAACTGAATCACCCATGTTAGCCAGCTCGCCGGCATAATCGGTGTTAGTCACATCTTCGATAACTGAGCTTTTGCGGAAGGCTTTCTGAACCTTCTTGGAATAAATGACGGGTGAGAAGTTACCGTTAGGTAAGTTTCCGTAACCGCCTGCTACTGGAAATGCCATTGTGTTTCTCCTTGTGAAATGGCGAGGAACCAAAGTTCCGGACAGAACACAGAAGAGGACAAATCAGTGGCAGCATGGATTATGAGGGTGCGTATAAAACGGGCCTCTCCATTACTGGTGGACTAAGCGTCTTATTTCTTCTGATTGTGGGGTTTAGGGTTGAGGGTAGACCTCGAAAGGTGGCCTCAATAAAAGTCTGTAAGAGGTTAGTCAGTCTTACTGATACTTTTATTATATCACAGAAAATGCTTAAATATCAAGCACTAACGTGCTGCGCCGGTCATATCGTAGTTGAAATTACCGGAACGCATTGCTTCTAGAATAGCAGATTCATTCTTATCGTATTCAGCCTCGGACATTTGTGCCACTTGGCTTTCAGAGAATGCTGCACGCCCCTGAGTACCGGGAACGCTTCTAGATGTCTTTCCAACGGATTCAGCTGCACTTTTAGCTGTCGTGGATTTCTTACGGATGCCTTTATCAGCTTTGTACAGATCAATCGCACGAGCAGCTGCTTTAGCGTCTGTACTATTCTTGTATAAAGCATCACGAATATATAATGGCTGCAGCTCTACCCATTCATGGAATGCGGGGTCACTACGGATCTGTGGGAAATCTGGATGTAGCTGTAGTAGCTGCCCTTCAGCTTCCTTACGCCCGATCTTGCTTTCAAGCTGCTTGAGGCTCTCCATACGCTTCTCGCCTTCAGCTAGTGCTTCGCTAGCACGCTTACGGGCAATCGTATCTACAATTTTAGCAACGTCCGGATACTTTGTAGACCACTGCTCAATTTCTTCGTCAGTTTTAGGGAAGCGAATTTGTCCCTTAGCAGCTGTCTCCAGTTGCTTTTTAAGTTCTGCAACTTCTTGATCTTTTTGGGAAAGAGTTTGTTGCATATGCCGACGAAGATCTCCGTAGCGTTTTTTAAAGCTACCTTCTTCACTGTCTGCAGATTTAGTTTCTTCAGGAGCATCTGTTACTTCCTGTGAGTATGTTAATTCATCCGCGTCATCTACGCGGTTAGCACCTTTGTACTTAGCCATGTTTGCCTCTGGGTTGGGGGCCGCCTATGACGGGTAGCCCATTGATGTTATACGATAAACGCCACCTTAGGTTTTGTTACCGTGCCATACATCGAAGGCGTGGATTCTGTTGCGTACTCTTCTTCTTCGTCGTACTCTTCAGACGTATCGCCCTCGATGAATTCCTCAACTGTTTCTACAGCTGGATATTCTACTTCGTTACCTTCGGGCGTCTCTTCTACAATAACCTCTGCGTCTTCTTCGGACGCTTTGAATGGACAATCTTCACAACCGTTTTCAGGGCAGTTGTCGCATGTCTCGTGTTCTTCATAATCCATAGCATCAGTCTCAACGATCAGACCCATATCGGTCATCATCATAAGACCCATTTTAGCTTCTTCCTGCATCTCCATGATATGCTTTAAGCCATGCCATTTAACGACATCAGCTGGTAAAACGTACTCACCTTCTGATAGCCAAGCTGGAATATCATCACGCACGTTAGATGCCGTAGAACCTGGTGGGATAGGATTGCCTGATACCGGATCTACAGGCTCCATCATGCCGCCACAGTTCATGCCTTTCTCATCACGCTCTGGATCATCTACCATCGCCTGTTGGATAGCTTCGCCGCGGGCTTGTTCATACTTAGACAACTCACCGTTTTCATCCAGGTCAGCTGCGCGTTCATCTAGCTGAAATCTCTTGTTTGCCATTTCCTTGCCTTCCTGTGTAATAATGCCCTTTTGGGCTTCGGCTAACCCGCCTAAAGAAAATTCACCTCCGGCATACTCCGGGTAGATTACCTGAACATCATGCGAGAAGTGGGTATCATAGACCGGCTCATTATCTGAGTAGCCTCGCGTGAAAGTATGGTTGCCTATGATGATCGGGTCTGGACCGGTAAAGTCTGTCCCACGCTTTTTAGTTGTCTTTGTATTCTGAAAGAATGTACGACCATCTACTGCATCTTCCCCCAGCTGCACATAATCGACAAATTCATTGATCTGTTCATTCAGATCTTCACGAGGCGCTGGGATATCAGATATACTGCCGTATGTAGAAATAGGTTCAAACTGATCTTCAGTGAGGATCTCATCGATTGTGTCAGGAAAACGATCTGAT